CTTGAACCCTGAACCGTCCGGTTATGAGCCGGATGCTCTAACCATTGAGCTAGAGGTCCGTATGTTGTTAATTATTAGTAATACTATAGTACTACTAATATGTCAAATAGAGATGCTCATCCCATCTTTTCTTTGCAAAACAATTTCGTCATTAAAATAACTTTTTAACTCGTCTCTGTGTGTAATGACAAAGACAGACGATTTTCTTCGAGCCAGATCTTCTAACACCTTGATGACATAGTAAAGGCCCTCTGCATCAACGCCCTCAAAAACCTCGTCTAAAAGCAAGATATTGAACCTCTTACCAGACCTAGATGCTATAAAATCGTTGAAAGCTAGAGCTACGGCCAAGTCTACTCGACGCCTCTCCCCACCACTATTACCCTCATATGTTTCAGACGCTTTCTTATTTTTAATCTTCAGATTAAAGTCTTCCCTGTAATCACCAGAAGCCAACTGTTTAACGGTGCTGAACCTTGCAGTAATCCCGCCATCCGTAAGTATCTCAAGGTAGTGATTCAATCGCTCATTTATATAAGGAACGACCTTGTCTAGCATAAAAGATCGAATTCCTTTCCTAGAGAATCCATCTGCCCAAAACTTCACGTAAGTCATCTTTTCAGACTTTTGTTCAAGCTCAGAGTCAAAAGACTTTATCTTTTCCTTACACCCGCTTAATTCACGCTCTTCAGAAGCTAATACTCCTTTCCAAGGAACCTCCTCAGTTTCCTCTTCAAGTTCTGTAATTCGATTCTTCAGAAATTCTATTTCCTGAGTGTATGTTTCGATACGAGATTTAAGAGATTGCTTCTCAGACTCTATCTTACTTTGTTGGATCAACTCAGCCGTAAACTGTTTAGATAAGTCCCTAGCAGCTCTTATGGAAGTTTCTATCTTTTCTTTTCGACTCTCGTAAGATTTAGACAAAGACTCTAACTTCTCAGCCAATGCCTTAACAGATCGCAAGTTATCCGCAATCTCAAACTCAAGATAACCTTTATGGCTCTCAATGCTATCGACCGTGACTATAGACCCACAGTGATTACAGTGCTCCCCTGCGTCACTACCATCACTAAGAGCAGCTATTCTGGCTTTAAAAGAACCTATAACGCCGTTTATTCTACCTTTACGACTTACAATTTCGTCTCTGCGCTCACGATATGTTTTAATAAGGCTATCTCTTTTCATCTTTTCGGACTTCTCTAACTCCTCACATTGAGAAATTCTATCTTCGATATCAGAGACATCTTTTGTTTCAGGCATGTCAGAGAGGGCTTTTTTCTCGCTAGATAACTTTTCAATGCAGTACTCTAGCTCCTCATCTACGGTCTTTTTCTTTTGCAGCAATTCACGCTCACCCTCTGCGATTCGTCTCTTACAATCAACTATACTTTTAGTAAGATCTTCTTGTCTTTTCAGATAATGTTTTTGCTCTCTACGAAGCATTTCTATGTCAGAGGACAGATCACTTAATATCTTTTTAGAGTGGTCATGCGCCCTAGCAAACGCCTCGATATCAAGAACCCTTTCCATCGTGGCTTTCTTCTCAGCATCGCCCATCTCAGAAAAACGCTTTAAATTCTTACTATGTCCCTGACCAAAAACAATGGAGTTGGCAAACGAGACCTTGTCCATACCTATTACGGACTCAATGAACTCCTGAGTTTCCTTGTTGTCTTTTCCCCTGGAGTCGATACCGTTTATGTAAAGATATAGATTGTTCTTCTTCTTTGAGTGCTTTCTGTACCTCTCAACACGGTACTTCACATCCCCCTCAGTCATCTGAACAATAACAGAGCAATCTTTCTTTACGTTATTGTTCACAACTCCGTCAGCAGACTTAATACTTCGTAGAGTGTCTCCAAAAAGACACCAGTATACAGCCTCTAAAATACAAGACTTCCCACTACCGTTGCTGGAACTTGTCGTATCATCCAAGTTCTCTCCAGCGATTCTAGTGAGACCCCTACCGCTTAGTATGGCGTCTACTTCACTTATTATTAGAAAGTTTCTGATTCCTACAGAATTGATGTCCATTGTTTTCTCTATCAGTATCTATAATTTTATTGGGCCAGTCATCGACCGGCGAACCACAAACAGAACACATCCTTGATGAAAGGATTATCCCACACTTATAACACACAAAGAACCCTTCAGTCATTCGTCCTCAAGCATACGTCTTTCTGACAGGCAATAACTAAGTTCAATGCTTCAATACTTGTCTCTATTCTATGTGACGATACACATTTTAAAACTTCTTCTCTATCGCAATCGTTCAAGTCTATCAATGCAGCAGTAGAGCATCCATGTAAACTATATAAACCCAAAGAGATAAGAATAATAGCAATGATATTAAATATAGTAGCTGGACTGGTTTCATACTTAAAAGTAATTAGATGTTCGAACTTTGAGGTTAATTTTTTAAGATTTTCGTAAGATTCTCTATCGTGATAAGGCATAAAGCAATCCAAATCAAAAGAGCAAAATAGCTCTTAGTCAATCAAATATCATAGACCGAACCCACCACCAAACATAATCTAATCTATTTTTTGTTATTAACACCTTCTTTGCGTAATACCTTGATTTCTTATTACATTTATTCCCTGAGTTGTAGTGACACAAGGCTTCCTTTTCACTTTCGTACTTATTCAAGTAGACTTTTAACGCTTTGACACCTTCTCGTGTTAAGTCACAGCCTCGCCACTTTTTCTCTGGGCACCAATACTTAGGTAACACTTGCAACACGCCCCTAGCACCCACAATGCTAACGGCATCCTTGTTAAACTTAGACTCGTGCCACGCTACAGACGACGCCAAAAGAGGACATACTCCCTCTTCTTGAGCATCCTCTATAACTTCGATACACGCTTCCATGCGAGCATCTAAAGTTTGTTCAATTTTTTTATTCCAAGAAGCAGAAGTATCTGAGTAAAGACCTTGTAGTAAAACCAAACAAATTACAGAACTTACCATCACCCATACCCTCCACGTTTATAATTAGCCCAGGCACATTTTTCTCTTTCGTACCAATTTGATAAAAATATTTTTAAAAATTTGTTTGGAATTTTAAATAAGTAATCTACCTCTTCATTTGAGAGTTTTGTGTGAGGGTACCCTAAGTCATTCAACACACTTACAAAGTTATTAAAATCTTCTTCAGACTCACATTTAACTACACTTTTACCAAAGTAATTAACTTTGTTTTCTAGTGATAAGCTTAATAGGTCTAAATCAGAATCATTTCCGCAGTGAACTTTTAAATAAAAACTTTCTTTATTTTTAAAAAACATAATTAATAATTTACTCCATAAGTATCCGGCACATCTTTATTTTCATTCCAAGGATCTATCTTAGCCTCTGGGTAGAAAAACTCATACGACTCTTCCTGTATGGCTTTCTTAATGTTAATAACGCTTTCCTCATATTTTTCTGGCACTTGAGTTTGAAGCCAATCTCGTACTTCAGACTTTGAAACAGATAAACACTTTGCTACTTCACCAACACCGATGTTTCTCACACAAAAAATAAGCTTGCTAGACTTTACGGAAAAGTCTCTACGCTCATGGTCCTGGGTCCTATCTTCAGAATACCTTTTGAAAGACCTAAGGTTTCCACTCTTTTTTACTTTTCGAAAACAACTTACACACAGACCTCTCAGTTTATATTCAAGATCTTCTTTTGGTAGATTGCAGTTTTTACAGGAACTTAGATCATCAGGCCAACGCTTTGACATTACTCACTCTATTACGTCAGATAAAATATCCTTACCAACACTTAGAAGCCTATCCATATCGAAACCTTCAGTGTTAACTATGTCAGACCCAACGTAGTCTTCTATGATCCCATAGAAGCCTTTGTTTTCTGACAACTCCACCCTCTCTATGGAGGTAACTTGTTCTTCAGGCTCAAATCGAAAATCAACGCTCAATGCCCCATCCTCTTTCAAAGATTCTGCAATGTCATTTTTTTCATCCTCTTCTAGTGAATTTTTCCTGATTATTCTAACAAACTTATTATTTACGTCTACATCAACTAACTTGTCTTTGATAACCATAAACTCTGGAGCACTGCAAAACTCCCTACTAACAACATTGTTAACAGCATCAAAAACGACAAAAGACTTACTAAAACCAACATCATCCCACCTGTGTTGCATAGCAGACCCGATATAATGAAACTTAGATCCTATCTGCTGACCTATATGGTAGTGGCCACTAAATATAACATCCCAATCTGTAGGTCGAAGCATATCTATACTAAGCTCACAAGGTATAATATAGTCCCCAGGTCCTACTTTCGCGCCTTGAACGCCATAGTGAATCAATAACATAGAGTGCTTAACCCAATCAGGTTTAGCGTCGATACCTTTAGACGCATGTTCAGCTATGACTTCTCCATCATCATAATACGGAACTGTAAACAGTCCAACACCCTCGCCTAGGTCCCACCACTTAGGTTGATCTGCCACAAAGCAATTCTTACCTGATTTAAACCTTTCAAGGGCGTGTATGGTTCCAGAGCGATTGGCTTGATCATGATTACCGACAAGTAATACGGTTTTCACACCACCTCTAGACTCAGACAGTATGGTCTCATGAATCTTATTATAGGTGTCCACATCAATAGACTTACGCCTATCAAATAAGTCACCACCAAACAAAACCCACTTCGCACCAATGTCTCTAGCATGACCATAAACTTGGTTAATCACGCCAACCGCATCTAAAACTCTACTATTAGTGCCATGCTCTAGAACCACACCATTGGAGTACGGGTGTGCATGTAAGTCAGAGAATAAACATATCTTCATCTAAACACATTTATGGTATCCGACGCATACGCCGTATTCACAGGCACCAATCCAACAGTCGCCCTCACCACACTCCACATCGTGCTTACACTGAATCTCTTCAGGGTCACGAGGCGGTTTGGCATGAAGATCGACTGAGGAGTAAGAAAAACAAATAAGCGCAAGTAACCACATTATATAAAGTCCTCTTTTTTAGCATCGTTAAGAAGAGAGTCCAGTTTCCTAGAAATCATCCCCTCTAAGTTATCAGATACCGTAGACTCCAACTCTTTTAAGTCCTCTTTAGCTTCCAACTCTGCCTCAATAGAGAGGTCGAATCTTGCACTTTCAAAGTTTCCAAGGTTGACTGTTCTACCCATATTTATAGTTGCTTTTTTAATATCCATGTTATCTACCTTACCACATTAAAGACTACCTTGCAAATACGAAAGTAGTCTTTGTTCAATATTATTTTTTATATCTACATTCTGCTTAAAGAACTCAACAACGCCCTGCTTCCCTTGTCCGATGTTCTCACCCTCGTACTTATACCAAGAGCCAGACTTGTCTATGATTCCTGCGTTAAGACTCATATCAACAAGCTCTCCCATCCTGTCGATACCTTTTCCAAACACAATATCTGTGGTGCAAGTTTTGAAAGGCGGTGCCAACTTGTTCTTGATGACTTTAACCTTAACCGTATTACCGATAGGGTTATCACCATCCTTGATACTCTTTATTCTATTAATCTGCGCCCTCACAGAACAATAAAACTTCAAAGCATTTCCGCCAGGAGTCGTGGTTGGGTCTCCAAACATTACACCGATCTTCTGACGAGTCTGATTGATAAACATCAAACAAGTATTTGTCTTACTAACCATCGCGGTAAGCTTTCGTAATGCTTGGCTCATCATACGGGCTTGAAGCCCAACATGGTTCTTTTCCATGTCAGCTTCAATCTCTGCTTTTGGAGTCAAAGCGGCGACAGAATCCACAACAACAAGATCGACAACATCTGCCTTAACAATGTCTTCAACAATGTTAAGAGCCTGCTCACCATAATCTGGCTGAGAGAAAAGAAGGTCATCAACGCTAACACCTAAGTTAGTGGCATACGCTAAATCTAGCGCATGTTCTGCATCAATGAACGCAGCCACTCCTCCAGCACGTTGACACTCTGCGATTGCGTGGAGTGTGAGAGTGGTTTTACCGCTCGACTCAGGACCAAAAATCTCAACAATTCTTCCACGTGGATACCCCCCGATACCAAACGCATAGTCAATACCTATGCTTCCAGAAGAAATAACACCAACATCTTTTGTCGGAGATTCGCCCATTTTCATGAGAGAACCATTTCCATGCTTTTTAGATACATCAGCCATGAGTTGAGATAAAGCTTTAACTTTCTCAGAGGAGAGATCCGAAGACCCCTCCTCCGAGATTGTTAGGCTTTGACGTTTCTTTCTAGACTTAGAGCCTGCCAGTTTCATTACTTGCCTCCCTTAGCTAACTTCTTGAGTTCATCAAGCTTTTTCAAAACATCATCATCTGAATCAGAGGTATCATCAGACAAAACCTCACTCCACTCATCCTCTTCCTCTTGAACTTCCGGCTCAGGGGATTTTTTTGACACTGGCTCAAAATCATCTTCCAAATCCATTGGATCTGGTGCAGCAATTTGCTTTTTAGGAGGTGCAGCAGCAATAAGGTTTGACTGTCCAGGGGATCCTTTCGGATCCAAGGTACCTTCAAATATCTGCTGTTGCTCTTCAAAAGACCAGTGCTTGACAGGAAACTCTGCGTCCAAGTCATACAAGTGATCTAAAGCCTCTGGCACAACTAACTCTTTCGGACTAGCGCCGACTTGAATGTCATACCTAGTCCAACTTTTATTTCCTGATGACGAAACTACATTTGCAGTGATCTTAAAGTTTCTCCCCGTCAATGGGTGTGTAAGATCGCCGTACTCTGGGTTTTGAAAATACGAACGAATGTCTGAAAACAATCTCCAACTGTACTGATAGATTTGTACCTTTGGAGTTCCGTCCTCATTCAAAGGGTCATCCACATCAATGACATTTGACATAACAGAAGCACTAGCCTTCATACGACGTGCCAAATCCTGCTTTCTTGGGTCCCCCGCGTTGTAGTAATCATTTACTACCTGGCAGAAAAAGCACTGGTCGTCGAAATGGCTATAGTTGCAAGGCAAAGGTGGAGTCTTGCTGATACCAATAGGAATGCCCCAGTGTTGCTTTCTAACAATATAAAATTTTGGATCTCTTGGGCCACGCAAAAAACGAATAACCTTTGATTCACCCGCAGGAATCTTCAAGCGATCTATGCGCTTTCTCCTACCAAACTGACGCTCGTCGTTGGTCATTTCACTCATATCTAAACTTATAAAATCATCATACTTTCCCATTTTGGATCTCCTATTCTTCAAATACTCTTGGGTCTACTGTTGTCTTTCTTTGGTCTGCACCTGCGTTTATCAAAGCTTGTAGCTTATGATTCAACGCATTACATGTTGCTTTGAACAATTGTTTTTGCTTTCTTGCCTCAAGAAGTTCGAGTTTGAACTCTTGATACTCTGGATTGGTGATAATCGTATTCTTTAACTTAGTCTCAGTCGTTCTGACACCAGCAGCTTCAAACTCTACTCGCGTCTGATGATCTAAAACCGCATAAACACGCTCTAGCTTATACTCTAATTGCTTTTCCTCGCACTCAGCGACAGAAGCTAAATACCCATAAGCCGCTACCAACTCTGATTGCTTATAAAACTCTTCCTGCAAATTTGAATAATCAATCTTTACATCATTCACAGGATCAAGATTTTTATACAGACCAGTGAGATTAAAACCTTTACCATCCACGGTCATTTTATGTTTATCTATTTCACTCATTTATAACTCCAATTCTTGTTTATTTCCCCAGGACACATCACTCCAACAAACCTCCGCAATAATGGGCACTTTGAAGTTCCATTCTTCAAAGGCCTTTTTAATATCTAAAATTAAGTTAATCTCATCTTTGTGAACGTAGAACACACATTCATCGTGGATGTTCATAACCATCTTAGATCTTTTCCCCTTTAGTAATTCATGACATCTAATCAAAATAATCTTGAACATGTCAGCGGAGGAACTTTGAATTACAAAGTTTACAGCTTGTCTGTAAGCTCTCTCTCGCTTCCATTCTTCAATGTTAGAGTCTTTTAGATGTTCGAGGTGGCGTACTCTTCCAAAATAGTTTTTCACAAAACCATTTTTCTTTGCGAGCTTCTTATACTTTTCGATAAATTTTGCAACGCCAGAGTAACGCTCTAAGTACCTATCTATGTAATGTTTTGCGTCTGATACAGACACACTAAGAGTCTCTGCTAATCGTGTTGGGCCAATCCCATAGATAATTCCAAAATTAATAGGTTTGGCAATGGTCCGTTGTTCCTTCGTTACATCCTCGATATCCACATCAAATATCTCTGCTGCAGTTCTTGTATGGATGTCCTCTTCATACGTATAGGCATGCATCAAAATCTTATCGTTAGAGTAGTGAGCAGTCATTCGAAGCTCCACCTGACTAAGATCTATCGGAACAATAATGAAGTCTTTTGTAGGAGGAACGAATGCGTTTCGAATCCCTGTACTTCTAGGTATCACTTGCAGACTAGGACTCTTACAAGTCAAACGACCCGTCACCGCCACCGCTTGCATGTAATTACAGTGGATGTTTGAGTTTTCATCACAATAGCCGCGCAAAGGATCTGTATAAGTATACTTAGTCTTATAATGGTCCCGGTACTCTAATAGTTTTTTGATAAACGGAAACTTTCCTGAAATGCCTTTCAAAGCTTTAGCGTCCGTAGACATCTTTTTCTTGGGTGTGTACTGGAACGTATGTATCCCCTTTGCCTGCAAAACCTTCGTAATTTGACTAGGACTGTTAAGGTCAAATTCAACGGCTGCTAGGTCCCACACTTCCTGCTGTAAACCTTCAAGACTTTCCCCAAGTAACTCCGATTTCTCGATAAGAATGCTTTGGTCTACGTATACACCTGTCTCCTCCATAGAACAAAGCACAGGCAATAGCTCTAACTCTCTACTGTAAACTTTGTACCTGTCTTCATCAGAGACCACATCAATCAAAAGCTTTTGAAAAAGCTTCAGAGTGTACAAAGTATCTCTGCAAGCATACTCGACCATAATATCTATCGGTATGTGCTCAAACCCAAAGTCCTTTAACTTAATTTTTAAAGACCTGGCCAACTTTCTACGTATCTCACCAATGACCTTCTCGTAGTCATGAGCTAGAGGGTCAATAAAACGGGCCGCAAGATTTTTTAGAGAGTGGGATTCATTTTCATCAATCACATAATGCATCAACATCGTATCGTGGATCTCCCCACCAATGATGAAGCCATCTTTTTTTAGTTTGTGATAATCAAATTTGAAATTATGAAAGACGTACTTTTTGTCTTCATGACCAAACAAATCATTTAATAAATCCCGACAATCATTCACATCCATCTGATGGTCATCGCAATCATGCCTGAACGGGATGTAATAGTTATCTGTGTCGGACCAAGAAAAAGATAAACCTATAATTTGGTCAGACCACTTTAGACCCGTTGTTTCAGTATCAACAGCAAGAATAGCTGGGTCGTCAGTGTTAAATTTTTCAATGACATTTTTAATGTCTACAAGATTATCTAAAAGTTTAAATTCATAGGGTGTGTCTTGTGGCCTAGGAAGGTCCACAGAGGCAACTACCTTTTGCACAATTTGTTCTTTAGATAAGCTTTTTGTCGTACTTTTCTTTGGCTGCTTCAAGTCGGTCATCAAATTTCTTCTTATGGTCGTCCATTGATCGTTTTTTTAATGCTGTATTAATTCGTTCTTTGGTGTTTAATGTTGCTATTGAAGGTGCTGAAAGCTGGATTTTTAAGTCCGCACTCCCACACTCCTTACATCTTAAGTCGTCTATATTTTCGTTTCGGTAGCTGTATTCTTTTTTCGCGCCGCAATTTCCACATAAAAAGTGATTAAGTACCATTATTTAAACCCGTATATTTCCTTTACAGACACTAAGAACCTATCCACGCTCTTGCTACTGCTTAATAATGTTGCCCAACACAAATAATCTGGAAAATTAGGAATCTCTGAGTCATACAATCCTCGGCATGTCATCCCATTTTCCGTGAGCAAATTTGCTAGTTCCTCTCGGACGTAAACAAGTACAGAATTTTTTCGTCTTAGATCAACCTTTACCACAAACTTTCCGTCTAAAAAGAATGAGTGTAAATATTTTGTTGCTTTTGATTCACACCCATTCTCTCTAAAACAATCTGTAATCTCTGACAGGAAAGCATCCTTAGGATACCCTTCATCTCTATAAATAAGCTTCCCTGGCTTCTTATATCCTTTTTTCTGTGTAGGATATTGTGTACCTTTGTCTATAACTTCTTGAAAAAACTTATCATTTTGTTTTTTCAAAGCTTTCTTGAAACGCTCATCACTCTTTGCTTTTTGGTCTTGTTTTTTTCGCTTTTCAATCTGTAGCCCGAGCGCGGTAATTTGAACATTTTTACATTCTACCCTTACCAAACACTCTTCAAAAGGACACTCAGTTCCTTGTTCATCGAAAAATTCAAAACCGAAGCATTCTGGTTTCATCAAGCTCTATTCAATTTTTCATCGTAGTGTTTACGAATAAGACTTCGAACAAGTTCAGAAATCGTTATTCCACACTTTTCACTGTCTTCAGACAGATGTTTATGGTCAACAGGCGACACATATATCTGTATCTTGACTTTTTTTGTTTCCGCAGAGCGGCTTTTTAACATTCTCAATTTTCTCTCCCATGACTAAGATACCACTACAGAGTTACCAGCGTAGTCTAAAGGGATTATCAAGTCAACCCAAATGTTCCAACTTGAACATCTGATATTCTACGCTATCTATAGGTATTGAACCTTGTAGCAGATTCTTGTTCTCTTCCATAGTCCTTTCTGCAGCGTCCTTACCGTCCGTATGCAACACTGCTAGGCATTCTGACTGTATTCTTCGGTTATATTTTTCCACCTGTGGGTACGCATCTAGATCCCAATAAAAGATGACTCGACGAAAACCATTTAGGAGATTGATTTGCCTATTGGATAGTGACTTCCCAAATGAAGCTACTGTTGGTGCTACTTGAGAGTTATGGATAGCGTCAAAAACACCTTCAACTAGGACCACGGTATCACCCTTTATTGAGTCATAGTTATACAAAAAATCTGATTGCTTGTTTCCTTTTGGATTCAAATATTTTCTATCACTGTGACCGTATAAATCCCTGGCAACAAAAGTCACGAGATCGCCTTGGTAAAAACAAGGTATGATTATTCTACCTGCAAACTCACCATCGTAGCAGAAGTGAATACCAAACTTCTTTGCTACGTTTTTTCCAATGCCGCGAGACGAAAGATATCTTCTAGCTTCTTTTATATGCCTGTCTATTCCAGGGATACCAGATAGTTCAACCACAGAAACAAAGTTCTGACCTAAACTCATCGAGGAGTAATCAAACTGAATGTCATCCTCATCTTGTATGAGATCATCAACGATACTTTCTACGTCAACGTCCATAGTCGTGAAGGAAACGCCCTCGTCAGCCATTGCGAGCACTTCTCTTATGCTTATACCCTCAACGTCTGAAATAAACCTCACAGGTGACTTAGGGTCGTACTTACACTTTTGGCAGTACGGAAGTCCTGCAGAGATAAGAATGTACAAGTGTCCCTTTGTGTCGTCACAGACCGGACAATTCACTCGGACGCGGTCTTCATCAGAAGTCTCATATACTTCTGTAAACTTATTAGACACGTAAGACGCAAAGTCGAAATTTAATAAAAAGTCTTTACGGTTCACTTAGCTATGACCTCTTCAGACATGTTCTTGCCACAACACTTGCAAACCAATGAAACTCGCTTCTTTCGAAACAAGTTTTCGCCACAGCAACTGTATTTATATTTGTATTGCCTCACCGGCTTTGCGTACAAAAACTCTTCATATTTTTCTGGGACTATCTTTTCATCTATACCCTTCTGCCTTTCCAGCAAAAGTTCGTAATACTCCCTGAACTTTGGTCCATGGTTAGGGTCATCGCAGAAAGCAAAGTGTCCCAACTCATGCAGCAGAGTAGACTTAAAGTCATCTGGATACCGGTAATGGTAAGCTGGATAGATAACCAACTTTTTCTTTCCAGGGAAAGCTATAGCTGCGTAGCTGTACTTACCTTTACCAATACTTATCTCAATCTCTGACGGGTCGAACTCTGGAACGAATAAATCACAAAGCCTTTTAATCTCAGCTTGGATGTACTCCTCGTCGCATGGAAAAGCTAATCTCATAATAATATCCTCTATAAAGCATCATAAAATTTACCGTGAGCAAAGTTAGTACTGATAGTGACCTCTGTACCCGATGTACCATCACGGTTCTTGGCTAAGAAAAGACGCATCTCCTGCTGCTCCTTTTCCTTTTTATTTTGGCAAAGACCTATGATCACATCCGCAATCATGGCCTTACCAAAGTCCTCAGATATGTCCGCCACGGTAACCTGAGACTTGCTAAGGGATGCTCTGTTAGCCTGAGAAGCTGTCCATATAGGCAACTGCTCATCCACAGCCCACCCCCTAAGCATCTTGTATATGTACGACTGATTGTGGCGTTCTTCAGAGAAGTTCTGATCTGACTTCAACAAGTCAGCGTAATCCACCACAATAAAGTCTGGGAAAAACCCGGTTCTTTTAAGGTTATCTGTATAGTTTTTAAGATTATCTACTGTCACAGACTTAGTGGGATATTCCTTGATATGGACATTCCCAACAGCCTGGTCATTCATCAACTCAATAAGTCTGTTCTTCACGGCTTCCGGTCGCTCTTGTGTCTCCACACTCGTCATACCGGCAACGCTCATGTCAAAGCGATCCAAGTACCTATCCTCACTCATCTCCAGAGTGAATATGATACCCCTCAAACCCTTCATCATGTTGAACTCAGCAATCTGCTTAAGGAACATTGATTTACCACGGTTTGTAGGAGCCAAAACCACGCCTAATTCCTTCTCCCCAAGGCCACCGCCACGAAGAAAGCTATCTAGCTCCAGAATGCCCGTAGGAACAATTCTACGCTTCACAGAGCGCCTGCTTATACGGTCATCATACTGCTCCACGTCAGGATAAGTCTGACCAGTCTTAAACTGAATGTCAGACCTCTGAGAAGCCTCAATGAATATCTTTGGTATGTCTACGTAATCGCCCTTCTGATAAGATGCCTGTGCCTTGATAAACGCTTCCTTCATCAAGTTCTTCTTAACAAAAACCACCACCCTAGACTCAATGTACCCAGCGTCAGTAAGATCATCGCCTTTCATGAAGTTGTACAACTCCTGAAAGAACTTTACACGAGACTTATCAATCTTACCGTCATTGATTCC